GACTTTAAAAGTTAATAAAATGAAAGCCGATCATGGCAATAGATACACTTTACATAGATAAAGACCTTTTGATCCAGAGGTTAAGGATGTCAGATACAACAGACACCGATACCCTTACCCTCATAGATCAATCTATTGCCAAGGTTAGAACGGAGTTCTACAGAAGGTTGGGGCTTACTAGATCCCTAGAGATCGAAGCACTGCCTTCTGTAGAAAACCCTGTAACAGAAGACCAACTCGTAAGGTCTGTTGCTGAGACAACAGAGTTCTACTGGGTTATGCGAAAGCTAGTATGTATCCTCCCTCAAATGTTCTTAGAGACATCTCATGCTATCCAGAACGCTTTTGATGATGTTCCAATAACAAGAGACAGCCCTTCACTCCAGAAATATCTACAGTGTTTGGATAATGATATTGAGATAGGTCTGGGCCAGATGGAATCCCCTCAAGATAACTGTGCAGGCTCTCCTAGATCATTCAGTGCAAAAAGAGAAACACCTTTTATAATCACTAACGCCCATCCTGGAAGGCCTATTTTTGGGGGCTGCTGATGGGAGTAAAGATAGTAAAAAACACAGCTTTCTTAACTATTAAGAGGTCGCTCTTTAAAAATAAAGAAGGTGTAAGACGAGGACTTCTAGCCGTAGCTCCAGAGATCAAACGTGAGGTACGTAGGCTTATAAGAGACCCCAATAAGACCGGACGCATCTACCATATAGGCGGGAAAATACACCAAGCATCGGCACCAGGCGAAGCACCGGCAAACCTTACAGGTAGGCTAGCCCAATCGGTAGGGTCAAAAGTCACAGGATACTCTCGACTCACTATACTGGACCGTGACCATATAGCACCTCACGGAAAATGGATGGAGTACGGGACTAGAGACGGGAGAATAGCTCCCAGGCCTCACCTCAGACCAGCAGCATTAAGTAAATCAAGAGAAGTTATACAAGCGATAGAGCAAGGCGTAAAAAGGCAAATGGGTAAAAAATAATGAGCATAACCCCAGAAGATGTGAAGATGCAGTTGATGTCAACTCTTCCCAGATATACGGAAGAGTACGGCACCAATATATCTACTACAGCCGTAGTAGAGTCTGGGGCAATTAAGATAACCTCCGCAGGCCATGGTCTTGAGTCTGACGCACTTATCGTAGCCTCAGATGTGACAGTAACCATACCTGTGTCTTCTGTCTCTTACGATAATATATCTAAAAGAGCTACCGTAACTCTTGATGAGGACCACGACAGAACAAGTGGTATAGAGGATAACGGTGGATACAACGTAGCCATATTGAAAGATTTCGCCGACAGTAACTATAACGGCGAGTTTACTATCATATCAGCTACGGAGAACACCTTTACTTTCTCAGCAGATGCTGACGTTGTAGGGGATTTAGGCGATTTCGTAGAAACAAGAGACCTTTATCTAGGTTTCTCTCAAATAACTGTTGTAGATGATGATACCTTTACAATACCTCTCCAGGACGATCTAGCAGACGGTACCGTACTGAACTCATTTAAATATGTCGCAGAACAGAGGATATATATAGCGGCAGACGTTACCCGATCTGTAACTAAATGGGCACAACCTAGGGATCGCAAACCAACACTATTTATAGTTTTCGCAAACGAGAGTGCTAGTAAAGACAGGAATACGGTCAACGACTCAATAGCCTCCGTAAAATCACAGAACCCTAGCAGGATAAAGTACATCCCCGAAGTGACCCTAAAAACTATAGCGGTAACTAAAACCGAGCAATTAGCCGCTGAAAAAGTACAGCAAATACACGCAGAAATAAAGCCAGCTATTCGTAAAGCAATGTATGGCACTGTTTTCGATCTGTCTGATGCTGCAACAACACAATTCGCAGCTATCGAGCAAGGAAACTCGCCTGAGTTCTTCAACCAGAATGATTATGTGCATAATTTCGATTATCAGATCCCTTACGAGATATCTATAGAGCAAGGTAATAATTATAGACGTAACGTATCTTTCAGGAATATAATAGCTAACTGTCAAATGTTCAATAATGAAGGCGATGAGATAATCGCTGACGCAAATATCGAGGTGTAAAATGTCTAACGGTAAAGGTAGTAACGATAAAGATAAGAATAAAGGGTACGAGATAGTAGAGCCTAGCCAGAAGATAACACCCAGAAGGCTCACAGCTAAAACACCCAAAAATAAAATAAAAAAACCAAAGAGATTTATCTTGCAGAAGTTTAAACTATCTGTTAGTATTGGAGGGTATAGTGCTGGTTGTGTGATAAAAATACCTTGCCACAGGAAAACACTGGTACCTAAAGATAGGTATTGGCGTATGCGTCTACGAGACGCAAAGGTAGATAATTGCATGGTACCATATACTGAAGAAAACATTAAATAAGGAAGACAATTATGATATCTAAGCCAGACGTAAATATATCGCTAGTCTCTGCTAATAACGTACTAGGTGTAGCCACTAGGCGTAACCTTATCGTTTGCCAGACACCGAATGCCACGGCTAATGCTCTAGTTCAGAATATCCAGGACAAGACGCAATCAGAACTCGATGCCCTTCTAGGTGCCGGGTCATACAGTCGTGTCATGGTACAGCAATGGCTTGACGCTAACCGTATAGGTAATAGTGTGGGTGCTGGGCTTGACATGATTACACTGCTTGACGGTGTAGCAGCTACAGCAGCAACTAAGACTGCTACTGTAGTAGGTACCGCATCAGCAGCAGGGTCTATGTCCGTAAGTATCCTGTCTTCCGAGCTATACAATAAAACAGTAACTATTGCGTCAGGTGATGATGCGACAGATATCGCCGATGCTATAACTGCGGCATACGCTTCCACTGTAGCTCCGTTTACCGTAGCTAATGTTGCAGGAGTTGTGACAGTTACAGCAACAGATCTAGGAACTATCGGTAATGATTACGGTATCGAGATTAAAGATGTCCCTACCGGAGTCACATCTATTACTTTAGCCACAGGCGTAACAGGTGCTACACCTCCTACCGTCACAGACGTAATGGACTTGGTAGGTACCAGACGTTATCAAGGCATCTTGTGGCCTACCGACCTGATCGGAAGTGTATCAGAAGTTTCAGATTTCTTGGACACAAGATTTAACGTAGCTAACGACATTCTTGATGGTGTAGCCTTTACCGGACTATCCGACACATTAGCTAACGCAAAAACCGAAGCTAATCTACACAACAGTCAGTCGCTTGTGATCGAAGGTAATGCAATTACAGTAGGTAAAGAAGTATGGCCTACAACAGCTATCGCTAAGATCGGCCCAGAAGTCCTGCATCCTGTAGACTTCGTATCTTCCGCTATTATGGGGATTAGGGCACGTAGACTATCTGACGGAGCATCTATAAGCTCCCAAGTAGTTGCTACAGCATCTAACGACCAGTTCGGCGGGATCGCAACAGCGTCTCTGCCATACTTCAACACACCTCTATCTAGCGTACCTGTAACCGAGTCTGTGGATGTATTCGATAACACAGAACAGGCAGAACTTGATACCGCAGGATTTAGTGTGTATGGTCCTAACAGACCTATCACTGAGACTTTGACCGGCACTATGGTCACTACATATAAGAAGGACGATGCAGGCAACGATGACGTTAGCTTCAAGTACTTGAACTATGTGGACACGGCTAGTGTTTGTCGGGAGTTTATCTTTAATAACTTCAAAGCTATTTTCGCTCAGTCAAGGCTTACAGATGGCGATCTTATCGCTGGCAGGTCTATGGAGAACGCTGCATCTATCAAGGCAGTATTCAAGCGTCTCCTAGACATCCTTAAAGATAACGCTCTGGTAAGAGATGGCAGAGAAGCTGATAAGATTGTAGATGACAGTCTAGTGGTAACTCTTAACCTAGCCGGACGGTCTGTAATCTTGAACTCAGTACTACCTATCGTAACTCAACTTGAAACTATAAATGTGCCTCTACAGTTGACTTTTAAACAGTAACAGGCCAGTGTAATACCTAAATTAAGGGAGAACTAAAATGGCCGACAAAGGTTTGAGCGTCCCAACTATACGATTCAATAACGATGTTATCGGCATAGTACCTAACTCATTTTCGTACACAGCAGGTGACGGAGAGACTAATGTACGTGCAGCCTCCACAGGCGGAGGTAATGCTGTATCTATCCATACTGAAAACGCTGAGTCTAAGTTTAGTGTTATCAAGTTCAGTGTGTACCCTACCCTTGATATGATATCTAAGGTTAGGGACTGGAAGGCACAGATCGCAGGCAACACCATCGATGCTGTAGAGAGAGGTCTTAACGATAAAGATTTTAATGTTGCGTTTAAGGGCGTTAGTGTAACTAATGATCCTGACATAAATGCCGGTGCAGACACAGTTATCGAAATTGAGTGTGCTGGCGATAGATTACCATAATTCTAATACGAAGAGGGAACCCTGATGATCCTTGACGAATTGCTAGAAGTAAAGATAGCCCCTATAACCATATCTCATGGTGGGGACAAAATAAAGGTAGATACGCTAATACTTAAGCACCCTACCCCTATGATGGCTAAATATACCTTCAAAATGCGATCATATTTTGTTCGTATGCAGAAGGAAGCAGAGAAAGCATTACTGGGAGCCTTAAACCCTGAGTCGCTCAAGGAGATGCAAACTATAGCATTGCAATCGGGCACAGAAGTCAAGGCTACACATAAAGAGTACGCAGACGGAGACCCAGAAAGCAGGGAATCTAAGTTAGCAGAAATAGCTGAATCAGAGAAACATTATATGGCTCTGACTAACTCTTGCGTAGAGGTAGACTTTAATGCTATGATAAACGACTTCGGCACTATGCTCCTTGACAACAAGAGATGCCATATTAGATGTAACGAAGACGGAGCAACAGAAGATTTAGAGCCGCTGACTATAAACATATGGTCGGACCTGATCGACCCCCAAGACAGGCTAGAAGCTACAATCAGGTACTGCTGTTTTTTTGGCCTTACATCCAATACACGAAGCTAGAATGGGTGCAGACAGCGGTGGCTATATCAAGTAGTGACTGCACCATAAGTTACGAAAGTGTAATGGGTATGGATCTTTGTGAGATATCTATGATCTATGATACACTATGTATTAGGAATGATAAGATAAAAAGAGACATGGGCAAATAGCATGGCCGAACAAGCAACATTTTCATATCAGATCATCGACAGGTACACATCCACCATTAAGCGGATGCAGAAGACTACCAGCTCGTTTAAATCCCATGTGATGGCGGCAGGCACAGGTATAGATAAGTTCGGCGGCAAGATCGGCAAGATGTCCTCCAAGCTGGCTAACTTACGTACAGGCTTCGCTGCAACTATGCTGTCCATGGGATTAAAAGGTGCAATATCCGCCTCCTTAGACTTTGAAACTATAATGAACAAAGTGGAGGCTGTAACACAATCTACCTCCGACCAGATGGTGTCTTTACGTAAAGAGGCTAAGAAGCAGGGATTACAGACAAGGTTCTCCGCTGTCCAGGCCGCTGAAGGTATGGAAATGCTAGGTGTCAGAGGGTATAAGACTGCCCAGATACTAGAGCTTATACCTCAAGTACTTACCATGGCTACAGCAGGTGACTTGGAGATGGCTGAGGCATCTAAGATGCTTACAGGTACCCTCAAGACTTTCAGCATGGGCACAGATCAAGCTAGTCGTATCGTGGACGTATACGCAGTTACTGCGGCTAACACAGCATCCAACATGACCGACCTTAATGCTGCTATGAAAAACTTCGGTCCTCTAGGAGCTGCGGCAGGTATGCAGTTCGAGGAGATGACAGCCTTAGTAGGAGCGTTATCAGATAAGAATATAATGGGCAGTGCCTCCGGTACGCTACTGATGAACGCTATCAGGAACCTTATTAAGCCATCTAATGAGGCTATAGAGACCCTCCAAAAGTTCGGATTTAGGAAAGATGAAGTAACTAAAGCTTCTGGAGAGATCGCCGACTTCACTACTCTGCTAGAGCTATTTGAAAAGCGAGGTATAGGTGTCGGGGAGATCTTTAATATCTTCCAAGTAAGAGGTGCAAAAGCTACAGCAGCTCTCAGAGGACAAGTACCTGTTATCCGAGAACTCATAAAAAAGATGGGGGAGCAGACAGGGGCAGGTAAGACCATGGCAGACATCATGGAAAAGGGTGTTGTAGGCTCAACACATAGAGCTATATCAGCATGGGAAGGCCTCAAGACTGCTGTAGGTAAAGGGCTGGAGCCATGGACCTTAGCCGTTCAAGACAAGCTCACCAATACGTTCAAATATATAGCTGACCGTCCAGGGATGGCATCATCTCTAGGTAAAACTATAGCCTCCCTTACAGGCATACTCTCAGTAGTTACTCTATTAGGTGTATTCTTCGGATCGCTTTACGCTATAACTTTAGGGTGGGGAGTGGCTGTAGCTGTAGTAGGAGTAGCCTTCAAC